GGAGAACGACGAGAAGAACACCTCGACCTCCAAGGTCAGGTTGCCCTCCACGTCACATGACAGGGTCCACGAGTTGACCTTCCCGCCGGCGAACGTCACCGGATTGTCAGCCGATTTGCAGGCACCGGAAAGGATGTTCTCCTGCCAGGTGAAGGACTTGCCGCACAGGTCACCGAAGATCGCTGTGTGCGTGTCCACCCCACCGTTCGATGTCTTCGACGACGCGCCCATCAGGTGTGGGAGCCACCAGTCGAACCCGGTGTCGAGCACCTCGAGCTGCCGGGAGCCGGTCCCACCCAGCACATAGGGCTGGAACCGGTCGGCGCGTGGCACGTAGCGGCCGGTGCGAAGCCCGTTCGAATCGGTGCGACCCGTTTCAACCTGGATCGGATCGCCGGGGAGGAACTCCCAGAACGTGTCAACGACGACCGGTGTGCCGTATGCGGATTCGGTCTTGGTGCCCATCTGGTAATCAGACATTCGCGGCCTCCTCTATGAGAGCTTGGAGTTGGGTGATGAGGGTCGACCGGCCCTTGCCAGCCTGTTCGGCGTCGAGTGCCATACCGGCACGCTCTGGGTCGTCACCGACCCATTCGAGGACCGTTGCCGCGGACCCGGCGGGCGGATCGTCGGGTGTGGCGTCGGCATCGACCCAGTTGTCGGCCTGTTCGACGAGGCTCTCAGCGAGCGCGTCGGACACATCGATCGAGTCGCCGCGTTCAACGGTGTGCCACCGTCCAGGCGCGGTCTCCAGTTCAACGACCCGATATGGGCCTGTGTAGGTCACGGTGCGCATCGTGTGGTTCTCCTCATGTTGTCGCCGTCACCCGGATCTGCCCGGTGAGGACGTGGCCATGCCCCTCGTCCTCAACCGTGGGAGTCCAGGACAGATTGTCGATCTCGTTCGCTATGACACATCCCGTGGCGAGTTGCAGCGGGTCCCGCAACGTCTCGGCGATCAGGGTCCAGATCCCCCACGCCCGATCCTTCGCTTCGATCGCTGTATCGCCCGGAACCACGACGATCACAGCGAGATCGATCCGGTAGTCCTCGCGGCGACGGCGGTTACCCAACGCTGTCGGGTTCTCGTCACCGGATCCTCCACCGATCGTCACCAACCGGTTCTCGGCGTCCTGGGGCCACCCGAACGCGACCTGCGGTACATCATCACCCCACGAGATCCCGTCGATAGTCGCCACGAGTGCATCGATCACAGCCGGTACGGTCGGTATCCCGGGGGTGCTCATCCGACGACCGGTTCCTTGTGCGTCCAGGACCGCAACGCGATATCGACCGCTGGGATCGCCGTCAACGACCCGCCACGCCCCTCGGTCAGTAGCGAGTAGGTCGCGCCACCTTCGGATGAGAACGTTGTCGCACGATCAGGTATCGCGCTCGTGATCGCGTTCACAGCGGCGCGTGCCCGCAGGAAGAACGCCCGCCGGATCTGCTCAGGTGGCCGTGTCATACCGTGCTCGTAGCCGACGGTCACGACATCGCCGTGGTTGAACCCGCCGAGGATCATCATCCCGTCCATCACGGCGGCCGGCAGCGGAGCCGTGTTGCCGTTGACGGTCAACGTGCGGATCGCTCGCACGTCGGGATGTGGGATCACGACGTGCCCGTCGCAACGTGTCGCATACACATCGAAGCGGGGTACGAACGCTCTGCCGGTGAACGTTTCGAACTCCTCCTCGACGAACCTTCGAGCCGCCGCGAGGCGAGCCTGGGGGTACTTGGTGACGTCGGTCAACGCGTCGTTGATGAACTCGCCGGTGGAGCCACGCATGTCCGATATCGACGCGTAGTAGCCGCCGACGACATCAACGGTCGTGGTGACCTCGTGTGTGCCGGCAGTCCATTCGACGATGACCTGGTCGGGTGCTGTGACGGGTTGGATGGCGACCTCGTACCCGTCGACCACGGGGGTAGCGGTCAACGGGTACGAGGAGAACTGGTCCCAACTGGAGGACACGACCGCGGTGACCGTGCCCCCCGGATCCATGATTTCGCCGTCCTGGTCACGGAATGTGACGCGTGCCGCGATCGGCACGCCGATGAGGGCTTGCTGATCGGCGGCGGTCATGGTCAGTCGAGCGCTTCGACGGCGTCGATCAGCTCGGCTTTCGTCAGCCCTTCGGGGTCGATGCCCTTCAAGGTGGCGTAGGCCTGCCATTCGGCGACCGTGGCGAGGTTCGACGGTGGAGGGGTGACGACGTCGACGGCGTCTCCTGCATCGTCGTCGTCACCCGTCTCTGCGTCCGGCTCGACGTCGGACTCGACCGCGTTCAACGCTTCGACGGCGTCGATCAGCTCGACGGGCACCTCGTCGCCCTGGGGTACGGCGAGGAACGCTGCCCGAGGATCACCTTCGGTGACGAGCTCGCCGTCTGCGGTGCGGTAGATCCGCTGTGTTGCCTTCATCGCGTGTACTCCACCTGAACATCGGTCCCGTTGAGCGCCGAGGACAGCGTCACGGTGTTCGACTCGATCGCCGTGGGTGACGTCACCGCTGTCGGCCTGGTCGCCTCCCGAACCCCGTCGAGGAACCCGGACGCGATCGTGTCGCCGTGGGCCAGCCGGTCACCGATACCGAGCTTCGCGCCGACTCCGATCGACGTTTCGGCTCCGACGTCGTCGTGAGCGGGGATCGTTACCGCCGTGACGGTCGCGAACGCTTTGGCTCCGACGACGGTGCCGGTAGAGTTCTCGGTGAACGCCGGCAACGTTTCGGAGATCTCGACGCCTTCCGCGTTCGTGCCCTTCACGATGACATGCACCGCGGCGATATCACCGGCGGTGCCGCCAGCAGTCGCCGTGACGTTGCGGGGCACGTCGGGGTTCGTGAGACCTGTTGTGATCGTCACGACGTCACCTGTGTCGGTCACTGCTGCGAGAACCGCGTCGACGGCACCGAGAGCCGGGCTACCGAGCGATCGGATGAAGGTCGGACTGGCCGACCCTTCGATGATGTTTCCGCCTGAAATGACAGCCACTTCTTACCTCCATGGTTGGGGTGGTGGGCGGGACTACTCCCGCCCACCGGGGTTGGATCAGATGCCGGTGACGGTGCAGAACGCCGTCGGGCGGTACCAGATCATCGCTGCGCGCAGCTGTGAACGGAACGTCTGACGGCCCTTGCCGAAGTCGTCGTTGATGAGACCGACGTCGACGGTCACGTTCTTGCGGATCGACAGCTCGGAGAAGTTCGCGAAGTCACCGACGACACCGGTGTTCTGGGTCATCGCCTGTGCGAGCACGACCTGAAGACCCCAGATGCGCTGCGGACCGGCCTCCGAGGGGCTGCCCCAGATGTAGATCCCGTCAGCGGTGCGGAGGAGGCGAACGTCCTGCCAGTCGACGGGGTTCGTCACGAACGCGTCCGGGACCGCTGCACCGGTCGTCATGACCTTGACCATCGCCTTGTAGACGGCGTCCGGAGTCGGATCGCCACCCTGGGCCGGGGTCTGGACGGTGACGACGTTGAGGATGCCACGCAGGTTCGGAGCCGCACCGTTGCCCGCTGCGATCTGTGCGGAGAGGCGCTGACGGACCATGAACGGCAGCCTGTTGTTCAGGTAGCCGGGGACACGGACCTCGTCCTCGAGCTGCTCGTCGGTGACGGGCAGTAGCACGGCGACCTTGCGGATCGGTGCGGTCTGCTCGGTCAGTTCGACGGTCGCTTCGGACATCGCTGATCCCTCGGCGGTTTCCGCTGCCGCGTTCGTGTAGGTGGTCTCTTCCCAGTAGGTGACCGAACCGGTTGAGCCGGTCTGGGTTGTGGGGATGATGTCGACCAGTTCGATCGGGCGTGTCGCGTAGTCGACGAGACGACCGTTGTCGATCGGGGTGGGCGCCCAACCGGCCGTGGTCGCCATGAGGGTCTTCAGGTCGACGTCGATGTCGGCCTCGGTTCCCTTGTTGGTGAGGACACCGGACTTGAGGACATGGTCGGCGAACGTGTCGCTCTTGTGGGCGGGTGCGTCCGTCTCGACACTCTCGGGTGTCGCCGCGGCGTTCTCAGCGCCCTTGCGGAGGGTGCGGAGACCCTCGGCCTTGATTGCAAGCTCGTCGATCTCCTCGTTGAGCTTGCGGATGACCTCGACCTTCGCGGCGCTGTCACCGTCGATGGACTTGACCTTCGTCATGTCCATCTCGGAGCCGGCTTCGTCGAAGATCGTGTGGAGCTTCTGGCGACGGTCGGCAAGCTTGCCTTCGGTCTCGGTCAGTTCGGGTACGACAATGGTGGTCATGATGCGACTCCATGCTTGAGTGCGACGAGCTCCAAGAACGTCTTGGTTTGCTCGTCTGTGGATTGGTGGGTGGTCAGCGCATCCCGGAGCGGCTCGAGCGCTTCACTCAACGTGTCCAGCGCTGCCTTCTGCTCGGCGATCGGCTTACCTTGCGGTGTCCGGCACTCAACGCGCTCCACACCAGTCGTGACCAGGGACTTGATCGCACGCAATGCGAGATCGGTTTGGCCAGCAAACGTGTTGCCTTTCGGCGAGTATACGAGGAGCTGTTCGACCTCGATGGGATCCTCGTCGAGGGTGACGGTGTCACCGTCCTCGGTGTAACCAACCTGGTAGGTGACCCGGGGATTGTCGTAGTCGTCGAGGATGACGTAGGCGACGTTCTCAGCGGGGTCGAAATCGGTGACATACACCCAGTTGTCATCGGTCCCCCACCGGTCCCGTGCGGCTGTGATGAGCCGGGATCGTAGCGTCGAGACGAGGGTCTTACGATCCGATTTCGTTGCGAGTACTCGAGTGTTCACACCTGCTCCTCTGATGGTTGGTGACACCTCACGGACGGTGCCGATCTTGGTGAGGAAGTTCACCCGTCGACCGTCGAGGGTGCCTTTCTCGGAGACGACTTCCTCGAGGCTGTAGGACCACTCCTGGAGGCCTGCGGCACCGAGTTCCTTGACGGTCTCGAACGTGTCGTGGCCGTGGGTGGTGTTGAGGAAGAACTGGCCGTCGAGGACGGCTTCGTTACCGCGTTCGTGGATGGTGCCCTTCCCGACGGGTAGCGCACCGGTCCACGACCCGTGGTTGTAGGCGGAGATGATGACGGACGCGCCTTCGGTGAACGCACCTTTGCGGGTCACGTCGCCATCAGCGTCGACGACATCGAGCGTCGCGAACACTGCTTCGATCGTGCCTTCGTCGGCGCTCTTGATTCGCACATCGCGAATCGTCTTGGTGATGGTCCTGGTCATGGTTCGTCCTCCTGGGTTCCGCCCGGTTGGAGCTGCACTGAGAACAGTCCGGAGTGCTCGAGGCGGGTTAGGTCGTCGGTTTCAACGGCGAGGATTACCGACTCGGCGGTGAACCCGGCTGCGACGAGCGTGTGGATCGTCTTGGCTGTGGTCGACTGGATCTCAGCGGCGTCCTTACGGTCGGCTTTGAGGAACTCGACGTCGCGGGCGTCGTACCACAGGCGTTCGTCCGCGCCGACCGTGACGAGCTTCGTGAGAGCACCGGCAGCGGACCGCCACAGTGGTCGGATGGTCATGTCACCGAACTGGCGGACCGCGGAGTTGTAGTTCCCCTGGTTGAGTGCAGAGCCCTGCATCCCTTCAGAGAACCGAGCGATGATCGCGCCGACTCCGGCAGCGGCCGCTATGCGGGTCTCTCCCCCACCCTGGAGCTTGGCGAAGTCCTCTTTGAGTTCGTTGCTCAGTGCGGTGACGTCGGATCCGCCACCGATGTGGAGCACCTTGTACGCCTTGTCGGGGCCCCGATGGGTCTCGTTGAACAGGGCGATGAAGTCCTTGAGCTGCGCCGCTGTGACCGACGGGTCGTAGCGGATCACCGTGGAGAGAGTCGCGCCGTTCTCGTAGTACTTGAGTTTGTGGGTCGTCGCGTACCCGTCGGCTCGCACTTCACGGATGAGTGGTGTGAGCCACGACATGCCACGCCATTGGGCTTCCGGATCGGGGATCGGTGAGTAGTGGACGACCCGTTCGGGTGACAACAGGACCGGATCACGTCCGGGTGGCTGGTAGAAGTAGCCGATGACCTCGGCGTGAATGTCGAACGGATCGGCCGATGACTCACCTCGGATACCGGTGAGGATGCTCACCCAGTCGGGACGTAGCCGACGGATCCGCCGGTCCGCGCCCTCGCCGACCCATGTGGCGAAGAAATTACCGGCGAGTGACACGTCCTGTTCCATGCGTGCGAGGAGTTCACCGGTCGTTCCGTTGGGCCAAGGACGGTCCAGGATGTTGAGCGACGGGTCGTTGCGAAGCTTCCCGGGGCGCCCATCTACGATCGATTGGACCTGGAATCGGACTTCGGAGAACGGCAACATGCGCGCCTGGATGCACGCGAAGACGATCCCGTTGGTCTTGTAGGTCGCTGCGACCATGTCGAGGAAGCTCGACTCGGACTCGGTCGTGCCATAGGTGGCGGTGGACATCAGGAGTGGTGGAGTGTCGTCGTCGAGCATCCGGTGGATGTTCAGCGACTTGCGTCGCGGTGCGGTCCACCGTTCGAGGAGGGTGCTCATTCGCCCACCTCGACGAACGCCACGACGGTCAGAACAGCGACGAGAACACCGGCTGTGATCAGCCCGAGAGCTATCGAGAACATGGCGACGCCGGCAGTGATCAGGCCGGCGGCGACGATGAGCGCTACGAGAACGCGAACAGAGGCCCTTGATTCGGGGAGTTCAGATCGACCGGCAGCAACGCCCGTGCGATCGTCACGGCCACCAGACCCGGGATCGGTTTCGTCGAGTTCCGTACGTCCCATACCCACGCATCTCCTAACGACCTGTCGGTGGCATCGAGTGCCGCCTCATCCAGTGGTCCTTGTTGGCGGTGCCGTAACCGGCCTTCGATGACGTCGAGGTAGAACCCTCCGCACGCCTGCTTGTACTCAGCGGCACCCATCTGGTGCAGTGTGTCCATCGGGATACCGGCCTCGGAGAACGCCATCAGGATCTTTCCGACCGCTGCGCCGGCGGGCCCAGCGCCATTGCATCCAACCTTCAACGGATCCCATTTAGCGACGAGTTGCACGAGGCGTTCAGCGAGCCAGTCCGTACCTGGTCGATGGTCGATCAGTTCTACATACGGGCCTGAAAGATGGCCGGCAGCAAGCCCTATCGCTGCCCATTCGCCGTCCTTGGAGACGTCGTATGCGATAGCGAGTTCACCCGGTTGGATGTCCACGATTTCGTCGGTGTGGGTGGACTGCCATTTGTCGACCGGTAGCTTCACCGGTTTGCGTTCGGCGACGGTGCCCCACATGTTGCAATACGCCCTGTAGAACCCGGCGAGTTTGTGTGTCTTCTCGGCTTTCGATTTCGCTGCGGCGAGATCGTCGATGGTGATCGTGTGACCGACCGCGGGGTGCCGGGATGCGATGACCTTGATGTCCTCGACGTCGTCATCGGGTCCACATGACCACTCGAAGTATGCAGTTCGGCTGTTCGGATCGGTGACCGCTGCACGGCCGGCTTCAACTTCGGACCATAGGAACGGTGACTTAAGAGGGTTGTCGCCGGCGGTGGAAACGATCCAGATCTGCGACGACACCCTGGTGACTGTCGCTGGTTCCATTGCTTGTTCGACACGGTCATCTATCTGGGCGAATGCTTCGTCGATAACGCCGAGGTCGAGGACGTCACCGTGCCCGGATTTCTCGGTCGTGGCGATCAGATCGAACGTCGATTTGTTGACCCAGTCGAGGCCCTCCGAACCGTTGGTCAACCGCTTGTCGAACTGGGTGTGAAACGGCGATTTCTCGAGGAGCGGTACGAACTCCTTGATCCATTTCTTGCGTGCGTCGTTGCGGGTCTGCGCCGTGTAGACGACGGTCTGTGGTTGCGGTCCGACGTCGAGGCGACCACCCGGGAAGTCGGCGATCGAACGATGTGTGATTTCGGAGAGAACCAGGGTGGTCTTACCGGCTTGTCGTGGGACGGTGACAACGACCCGGTTGTAGTAGAGCGTCCCGTCAGGCTGGAGTTCTCCGGCTACGTCCGCCACCAGTCTTTGCCACGGCATCAGCGGCTTTCCGAGTGCTGCCGCCACCTTTGCTACGTGTGGTCCGAGGCTTGGCCGGCTTGGGTTTCTCGCTGTCCCATACCGGGGCGGACAGGACCGCAGCGAGGCTCGCTTGGGTTTCGTCGCCATCACTCAACCCTTCGATCTCAGTGAGTGTCGCCCGCAGCTCCTTCGCCAACGCCGCGATCGGTGGTGGAGGGATGTCCTTCTTCGCTGGTCGACCCATCTCGGTGGCGAGATCGATCGCCAATTGACCGAGTGCTTTGGCCCGACCGGACTTGCTCTTGGTGGTCCACGCGACCGCCTTGGTCACAGCAGTGACGAGCTTCATGAGGGCTCCTCCCAGATCTGCCGGGGAGAGAAAAACGAAA